CAGCAAGGCCAAGTATTCAGAGTTCGTCGAGTTCGGAACGGGTATTTACGGGCAGAACCCGAAAGGCGGTCATCGAACAACGCCGTGGGTCTACTACAACGAGGCCACGGACTCCTTCGTCCTGACCCGTGGAAATAAGGCGCAGCCCTTCATGGTCCCTGCTGCCGAGGCCAACCGCGAAGATCACCGCCGCCGCATGAGCGCAGCCCTGAAAAAGAAATGAACGACCCTCGCAAAGCAGTACAGGACGCCATCTGGACCCTGCTCAATGGAGCAAGCGTCACGGCCTACGTCAACCCACCCGAAGGAGTCAACCCTCCGTATACGGTTTTTGGGGACGCGACATTCATTCCGGGACCGCTCACAACAAAGTCGAGCGAGGGAGCCGAGGTGACGCACACCTGCGTATCGTGGGCAACGGACCCCAACACGGCACAGGCGAACGCCTCGACGGGCCTTGCCGCCCTGACTGACCGTGACGTTACGTGGACCGTTACCGGATGGGAGGTGTCAGACGTATACCCGGACTTCGGCGGTCCAATCCTGCGCGATGACATGAGGCCGAACGCCGTCTATTGGGGAGTGCCGTACCGCATCCGGCTCATCTTGCAGCAGACAGCATGACGGTCCGGCGGCTCGGCATACTGACCGCCATCTGGAAACGCCACACCCTGACCGCCCTCGTACTGGATCACGTTGCGGCATGGGACATTCCCGGCGTGGATTGTGTTCGCTTGGCGGTAGGTAGCGAGGGAGACAAGAGCCGCACGATCGCCGAGGCCGCAGGATGGGAGTACGTGGAGCATGAAAACCTGCCGCTCTCGGATAAGTGGAATGCCGGGATGCAGCGGCTTGCGAGTCGCGTCGATGCCGTTCTCATCATCGGTTCGGATGACATCATGGCGCAGCGAGCCGTTGAGTTGTGCCTTGACGAGATCAAGGCCGGAGCCGATGTGGTGGGACTGGAGGACTTGTTCTATTACGACACAGAAACGGGCGAGGCATACTACGGGGAGCGTCATCATCCGGGAGCCGGGATGGTCGCACGTGCAGAGGTATTGGATCGCGTTAATTGGAAGCCGTGGGATTCTGGGCTAAACAGAAACCTCGACCGAGCGTATACCAACCGACTGCAAACCAAAGCATACCCTTGCAAGTTTAAGTATATCGCAAACTGCCACGAGCGAGCCGCCGACTTGGTGGATATAAAGACGGGCACGAATATGTGGACCGTCGAGCAACTGGCAGAAGCAACGGGCCGCGTTTATCCCGTGGACTCGTTTGTTTTCGAAAACACGTTTCCCGACCTACGGGATAAACTAAAACAACAGGACAATGGCAAAGAATAAATCCGCACGGGATTACTGGCTTTACGTTGCGACCTCCGCACCGACAGCCGCAGCCGAAGCCAACGATGCCGCCTATGCTCTCGTAGGTCTGGCAACGGAACACTCGCTGTCGCGCTCCCGTGGCGCAATCGACGTATCGACGAAGGACAACGGTGATGATTCTGCGTTCATCGCAGGACGCCGCAACCAGACCGTCTCCATGTCGGGTATCTTCGACCACACCGAGGATGCCGGATACACGAAGCTGTCGGACGCTTACGAAGCGGCCAACGGCACGGTCTACTTCCTGCTCACCTCGACCAACACGGGTGATACGGAGTGGCATGGTAGTGGCGTCATTACCGATTTGTCGCTTACCTTTAGCGATGAATCTCCGTCCACGTTCTCCACGACCATTCAGGTTTCTGGCACGTTGACGGAGGCAACCGGAACGTCCAGCTAATCTTGAGTGACCATGAAAAGCAACCATCCTGAAGCCGTAACCATTGAAGTCGACGGAAACGAGTACACTCTCAAACTCGGACCCGCCGCTTTTCGGATTGCGGAAATCAAACACAACGTCACCTTCACGTTCGAGCAGATGAGCAACCCAACGCTCGCCGACCTTGCACGTATCGCGTATGTCGGCTGTCTGGTTGATACGCCGAACTTGAAGGAGGAGAAGTTTCTGATCGGCATGGCGAACTCGGACGAGGGAGCAATCCTCGCATCCGTAGGTCGCGCCCTTCGCCGCATGACGGATGGCCTTGCTTCCGTGGGAGAAACTGATGAGGGAAACGGGAAGCCGGGGGAGTAAATCCCTCGGCTCCCTTTCCTGACTTGGTAGCCATCGACAAGATGTGCGCCGCGTATCTCGGGATGACTCCATCGCAGGTCGATGAGTGTTCGTTCCGGGATGTGAATGTGATGCTCGCAGGCGTCATGGAGCGCATCAAACAGCAGGAGGACTTCGAGTGGCAGCGGACCCTTGCGATAGCGCAGCAACTTGAGAACCTGATGCTGTTCCGGGCGGGCAAGCGGCAGAAGCCGCTCGACCATATGTACCGCCAGATCAAGAAACAGGAAACGCCCACGATGCGGCTCGCTGAATATCAGCAACTGCGGTCAAGGGCAAAAGCAATACTCGAAGATGGCTACGGTCGCACAACTTGACGTCAGAATTGGAGCAGACATTCAGTCGTTCCAACAGGGCATGGCGAAGATGCAAAACCAACTGGCACAGGTTGGGTCCAATCTTCGCAACACCGGGCGTCAGTTGTCCACGGCCATCACGCTTCCAATTCTTGGCATTGGAGCGGCTGCCGTAAAAGCCGCCTCGGATGCCGAGGAAATGAAGTCGAAATTCAACACCGTATTCAAGACGGTGGGCGGCGATGTGACGAAGCAGCTTGACGCCTTCGCTCGCGCATCCGGCAGGAGCCGCTACGAGTTGCAGGGAATGGCGGCGCAGCTTGGAGATATATTCAAGCCGCTTGGGTATACAGAGCAAGAGGCAGGCAATCTATCGGTTCAGGTTTCAAAGCTCGCCGTTGACCTCGGCTCCTTTAACAATATGCCGATGGACGAGGCCCTCGCTCGCCTACGCGGTACGCTTGTCGGTTCGCACGAAAACGCCCTCGCGTTTGGAGTTGTCATCAACGAAGCGTCATTGAAGCAGGAGTTGATGCGGATGGGAGCGGACAAGCTCACGGGCGCACAGCTCAACCAAGCGAAGGTACAGGCCCGTCTTAACTTGCTCATGCAGGGGACCACGGATGCACAGGGCGATGCGATCCGCACATCGGATTCCTTCGCCAACCAGTTCCTGCGGCTTAAAAACGCCACCTACGACCTCGGCGTTACCATCGGCGAATTGCTTCTTCCCTATGCCAACCAGTTGGTCGGTCGGCTTCAGGGAATGGTGGATTATGTCCAGAATCTGAATCCGGAGACCAAGAAGCTCGGCATCATCATCGCGGGTGTGGCGGCGGCGGCGGGTCCGTTGATCTTTACGCTCGGCGGCATGGCCTCTGGATTCTCGGCAATCATGCGCGCGGTCACGCTGACGATGGGATTGTTCAACCCGTACGTGGCAGGATTGGCCGCTGTCTCGGCAATTCTTGTCGGCCTATATCGTGGCTCCGATAACGTACAGGCAGCGTTCAAGCAATTCGGGACGGAGATCAAAAATTCTTTTGCTCCGGCATGGGACACGCTCAAGGCGAAGGTCACAGAGGTCTATGGGCAATTCGTCGGATGGTGGGAAACGAACGGCGAAACCGTAAAGACAACGCTATCCACAACCTTCGGTGGTCTTATCTTGTCTATCGGCGGTGCGCTCGGGGCCATTGCTGATGTTTTTAAAGCCGCATGGGACGCTGCCGAAGTGGTAACAGAGGCCGCGCTTGGTGAGAACGGAACGCTCGCCGGGCTTATTTCATCCGGTGTTGCCAACGGCATCAATACACTTGCGGCATCTATCGCCCTGATCGGGTCCACGATTGACACATCCCTATCTCAGGCAACTGCCGTTTTGGAGGCGGGTACGCTGAAGGCAGAAGGTGGTACGTGGTACGAGACATGGAAGCGGCTTCAGGATGCGCCGTGGAACAACCTCGAAGCGGTTAAGAAATTCTTCGAGACCATCGACACCGACATAACCGCGAAGATCGACCCCAACACAGGAAAAAATGCCGGGAAAGCGGCAATGGGCGAAGACCAGCCCGTGTCGTTTGTCGATGCGATTAAATCGGCAATCGACAACGCTATCCTGAAATTTGACGAGTTCGCGACGGGCGTCAAGGACCCGCTCGTCAACGACGTGGATTCCGTTGTAAATACCGCCGGGGATGCCGCAGATGCTGTCGGTAACATAAAGAATACCGTTGACGGCTTGGCGCTTCTGAAGCCCTCGTTCGGCAATCTGAAAAGCCCCATTACGGAGGTTAAGGACGAGGCGAAACTGGCGCATGATTATACGCAACAGATGTTGAAGTCGCTTAGTCCCGAGGAGCTTGCCAAGATAAAGACCGACCCCGAGAAGGTGGAGGAGATCGCAGCCCTGTTTGCGATGATGGCTCCGAAGGAGTTGGACCCCGATCAATACAAGGACCTCATTAAAAATCTGACACCAACCGATGAGCAGGTCGAAAATATCAGCAGATATTCCGAAGGTTTGCGGCTTCTCGGAATAGATGTAGAGGACGCCGCAGGGCAATCAGCAAATCTTGCCCATCACTTCGGGAATGTTGAGGATACGCTGAAGCTGCTCAAAGTTGATGAGGATTCGGCTTTCTTTAGGTTCGTCGAGGGCCTGCGTTATGGAGCAGAACAGACCACGATATTCCTTGAAGGAATGAAGTCATTGATCGAACTGCTCAAAGCCGAAACGTGGATCAACTTCTTCGATACCATCACGGGTATTGTCAGGGGCCTTGGTGGTCTTATTGGTATCGCCGGAAGCGCAACAGAAAACGGGGCGCGTACCGTTGCCATTGGCATCCCATCTACCGGCGCGGGAACTGGAGTCCCAGACTTCACGGGTGGCGATCCCGGCATTACTATTCCGGGCGGC